GCTACAATGATGTTAGAAGATTTTGGTCAAAGACGTAGTAAATCTAAATTAAGAGATGTTGAAGGTTCGCTTAGAAGACTTGGTCAAGTTGTTTATAATTTAGCTAAAGAACATTATACATATAAAAAAGTATTTAGAGTAGCTCAACCTAATAATGATATGAGTGAATATATGGTTAATTTTTATAATGACAAATCACAAGCAATTAGTGAAATGATAAATGATTTAACGATTGGTCAATATGATATTAATATTATTGGTAATTCTACAATGCCATCTAATAAATGGGGTGAATGGTCTATTTATATGGAAGCATATCAGTCTGGTTTAATTGACCAAACAGAAGCATTAATGAAAACAGATATATTTGACAAAGAGGGAGTGTTGCAAAGAATGGATATTGTCGCTAAATTACAGTCGCAGTTACAACAGTCTCAAGAACAAATTAAAAATTTACAGGGTGATTTACAAACAGCTCACAGAGAGTCAATCTCATCAAGAAAGAAAGTTGAAGTTGAGAAATTTAAAACTGAGCTTAAATCACAAGAATCACAATCCAAATCAGCTAATAATTTAGCGGTTGGAAAATTAGAACAGGCAGTTAAACTCGAAGCAGAGAAGTTACGTTTACGTGGCCAAGCTCAAGATAAGCAAGAGAGATTGCTAAACAAAGGAGAGTAAAATGGATAACGCATTAGAAAATAACAATCTTGAAGAAGGTCAAGTTACTGATAATGTAGGGCAAGATGAAACAACTCAGCAGCAAGAATCTGGAAGTGATTGGGAATCACAAGCTAAATATTTTCAATCAGAAAAAGATAAACTACAAGCTGAAAACCAAAAGTTAAAACAATACGAGCAAGTTGGACAAATGTTGGAATCAAGACCTGATATTGTAAATACCATTAGTGGTATGGTTCAGGGTGGTCAACCAACACCAGAAGCACGTGTAGAATTATCTAAGGATGAGTTTGACCCTTGGGAAGCCTATAATGACCCATCGTCTAAGTCGTATAAATTTCGACAACAAGAGTTACAAGACACAATTAACACCGCTGTTCAAAGCCAAGTTGGTGATGTAAAGAAAGAAGTTGGTATGTCTAAACTTCAAACTGAACTTGCTAACAAAGGATTAAATCCAGAACAAATTACATCGTTTATGGATTTTGCTAGTAAAAATCCTGCAGAATATGGTATTGACGGTGCTATTAATATGTGGCAATCTGTGACTCAAAACAAGGCCGAAGCTGTAAATAATAATAATCCACTGGATACAATTCGTCAAAATCAAGCAGTTCCTCAACAAGCTGGTATTTTAAATGGTGAGCAACCTGCTAAAAAAGATGATAAAGATTCAATGTGGGAAGGCATTATGAAAGCTGGTAGCCGAAATAATGTATTGTAAATAAAGGAGAATTATAATGTCAAGTTATAATAGTGGACAAGTAAAATTCGGGACTCCTGGAGGTGCAACAGTCGATAGTGCTGCTATGGGTACAAGAAGACTTTATGACTTTAGTGATAGAGTTGCAGAGTTATCTCCAGAAGAATCTCCGTTTTTTATATATTTGTCAAAAGTAGGAAAAGTTCCAACATCTGATTCACAGTTCAGATTTTTGGAAGATAGAACTAAGATTGCAATGACTGATAGAAGTTTTGTAATAGAAAAAACAGCTGGAGTTGCTCTTGATGCAGTTTCAACAGGAGCTACAGTTACAGCAACCTTAACAGCATCACAACCTTGGTTAATTAAAGGAATGGTAATATCAGTTGAATCTAATACTGGAAACAGTGGTGGCCCTAATCATGCAAATGCAAGAATAGAATCAGTTAGTTCAGATACTGAAATTAGCATTAAATGGTTAACAAATCCTGGTACAGATGCAAATCCTGGTGTAGCTGCAAAAGCAACAGTTATTGGTACATCTTTTGGAGAGGGAACAGGAGCTCCAGATGTATTTTCACAAGAGCTAGATAATGATTATGGTTTTACACAAATCTTTAAAACAGCTTGTGAAATGTCTAATACTGCTAGAGCAACTGTTTATCGTGGATATGCTAATGAATGGGATAGAATATGGAATCTTAAATTAAGAGAACATAAGATTGATATTGAAAGAGCAATGTTGTTTGGTCAAAAAGCAACTTCTGGTGGTATACAATACACTGAAGGTCTTGCTGGTCATATTATGGCTAATGGACAAGCTCAAACAGCTGCAGATGGAACTCAATTAGCTTATACAGAAGGTCAAGCTTATCTTAAAACAGTAGCAGCAGGTTCATTATCTTATGATGTTCTTTTGAAAGACCTTGAAGTAGTATTTGACCCTGCAAGGGGTGGTTCTTCTTCTAAATTAGCTTTATGTTCATTGCCAGTTATTTCTTTGTTTAATAAACTTGGAGATGGTGTTGGATTTATTGGTGATTCAATGGGTGGTTCAAATAGATATAACTTTAATGCATCTCAAGGTTCTTTTGGTCATAAAGTTATGAAGATTGAAACTGTTCATGGTGACTTAAGTTTAGTTAAAGAGCCTCTATTTAGAGGAATGTCTGGTGAATTTATGTTACTTGCTGACTTAGACCACGTATCTTATAGACCATTAGTTGGTAATGGTGTAAATAGGGATACTTCAATTACAACAAATGTGCAACAAGCAGATGAGGATTTACGTAAAGATATGATTCTTACAGAAGCAGGTCTTGAAATCACATTGCCTGAAACTCATGCGTTGTTTAACTTTGAGGAGGCCTTATAATGAGAAGTGACGTATTAAATGAAAATAGTGCTGCTTTTTTAAACGAAACAGTAATATCGCCAAATCATTCAGAGGTTCATGTAGCTGACGTTACATTGAACGCTGTTCAAGATGTAGGTGGTGTTCACATTATGAACGCTGCTGATAAAACTTTCACTTTGCCAGCTGTAGCTGCAGGTGTTCAATACACATTAGTTCTAGGTATCGATTTAGGTGCTGCAGAATATATGCGTATTGCTCCTAATTCAAGTGATAAGTTTATCGGTGGATGCAATAATGCAGCTCAAGCTAACAATAAGTATTTAGGTGTAACAGGTGCTAAAAAGGGTGCTTGTTTAAAGCTTGAATACGGAAGTGCTGATGGCTGGTTTATTGTTTATCAAAGTGCTGGTAACGGTACTTGGGCAGTCGAATCATAAACCTAATCAATAGGGATTAATAGTTTTGTAGAACTATGGGAGCTATCGTATAAAGGGTGGCTCCCGAATCTACTAAAAAATTTTAATAACAGTACGTTCATGCTCTTGCCAGAGCTTAAAGTACACTCACAAAGGAGAATAAAATGGCAAATAGTTTACATAAATTTACAGTAGCAGAAGCTCAAAATGCTTCAATGGGTCAAGCAGGTTCAGTTTTTATTGATGATACAGCTCAACATACAGGGGACTTTGTTGCAATAACTGCAATAGAAGATTCAGTAGTAGATGTTAGTGATTGCACTAATATAGCTAATACAATGGCAGATGCGGTTGATTTTACAATACCAGCAGGACTTACAATATATGGGAGATTTGAAGTATTCTCTCTTGCTTCTGGTAAAGTAATAGCTTATAGAGGTTAGTCGTGTCTTTAGGATTAGGTTCTAACCTATCAAAAAGCGGATTAGTTACACCTGGAATCGTAACTGATAATCTCGTCTTAAAACATAAGTACGATGCAGCTAGCGTTGTACCTATAAGTGATGGTGCTGTAAAATTAAATGGCACTAGCGAATATATAGATTGTAGTTCAGATTCAAGTTTAGATGTAGGAACTAACGATTTTAGTGTTAGTGCTTGGTTTAAAGTTTCTACTAAAGGTGGCTCTGATTATCACGATATAATAGCCAAAGGTAATACTTTAGGTTCAGGTGATGGTTGGGGCATTTGTTTAGTTGAAAGTAATAATGCAATTTTCTTTGATACTAATGGTGATGTTGCAAGACAAAATGCAATAAGTCCTTCAGATTCTTGGGAATTTGGTAAATGGTATCACATTGTTGGAACAAGGTCAAACTCTGCAGATACTTTAAAATTGTATTTAAATGGTGTTCTTGTTGCTACAAATGCATCAGCTACAAATGATGATTTAGGAGATGCTTCTATTAATTTTAAAATAGGAACAAGTGAATCAGGTAGAGAAACAAAAGGCAATATATCAGAAGTAGCATATTATAACTCAGCATTAACCATTAATCAAGTTAAAACCATATACAATGGTAGAGAGCCTTACAATCACAAAGAAGGTGTAGCATCAGGCAATTTACAGGCTTGGTATAGAATGGGTGATGGTATTATTGAT